CGTTAGTAAAACCGTAGTCCATTCCGTGTGTGGTTTCTTGTATCAGCTTGATCTTTTCTAGTGGATCAAACTCTTTCACTTGGAAATTCTCAAATACAAGCCCTTCAGCAACACCCCATTCCCCGTCTGCTACTATTCTTGCTCGTCTGGGATTAGTGCGGTATAAATCCTCATATCTGTCTCTGTCCACGTCATCCAACCATTCATTGCATCGGAAAGTTGTAGTAATTGCAAAGGTGTCTTTCTCCTGTGTTTCCTCGTCAAAGAACATAGGCTTAAGCCAGTGTCTCTCAGACCAGGGGTTGAACGTCAGCGTAATCTGTTTAAAGAATTTCGGATCATCATGACTCCCCCGAATAGATTCAACCAATGTTCTAAAATCTTCCTCTGATTCGATCTGATACGCCTCCTCTACCCAGACCCAAGACAGCATACCCACATCAACAGAAATAGACGTTATCTTGAGTGGATCGTCCAAACCTCGGAACAATATCTTTTGGCCAGTCGGCATATATGTTATTTCCGGCATAGTTTCATTAAATTTAAAAAGATGGCCCACCCTTAGTTTATTGGCTGCCCATTTCAGATCTGTATATGTTGATTGTCTGTTCGTGTTTGAATACCTGCGGACTACAAGCAAATTTGCCCACGGATATTTCATAATCCGATATATAAAGTTAATTGCTGTATTCTTGGATTTCTTGCTACCCCTTGAGCCTTTAACTACTCTGTAAAATTGCTTATTATGCCAGAAACGATTATAGCCTTTGCCTATGGCTTTTGCGGGAGATATTTGAAGCTGATTAGTCATCTTCCGGCACATCCTCCACAAATACCGGAGTAACATCTTCTACTGTATGTTTTTCAGTCCACATAGCGTAACGCTTACCAAGATCAACAGCTGCTGACTTTCTCACGTTTACAGGCGGAAGTAAACTAACTACTTTTTGTTTACCTTCCCCGCTTAATATTGGGGTTGGCTCTTCCACCTCACCCCGAATAACAGATGTTAGAAACTCCATTATTTCTTGCTGATCTGCAACACGCTCTGTTTTTAACTCTTCCATTCGTTCAGCTATATAAGCAGAAACGTTAGCATTTGCTAGCAGTCTGCTTGAATTGGCTCTTGCCGTTGAATCCTTCTTGACGTTCTTATAGGACTTCTTATAAGCCTCTGATGCATTCCCGCTGATGATATACTCATCTGCAAAATTTTGTTGTTGTACCGTTAGTTTCCGTTTACGCATATCACATTCGCACTCCCTCCAATAAAAAAGACACCTACTAAGTAAGTGTCTAATTAAATATATCTATGTTTTTTACTTCATCTTCTAAATACATTTTTCCATCATCTTGTTTATTATATGCTCGCTTTAATGCGTTTCCGTTTATTTGCTTGTTCGAGAATCCCCAAAAGGCAACCACTGTATTTACTTCATCGACTTCTGCTAAATTAGCAGCTATATCATCCGACCACATTTTCAAATCATCATACATTTTCTCAGTATCATCTTTATGCAATGCGGTGAAGTCGATTAATACTAGATATTCACCTTCGTTATTGGCATCCTCGTTGATCCTAATATCTTTAACCTGCGCCCCGTATTTAGTTACGCGGTCGTTTATGATGTTTTCAATTTCATTGCCTTCTGTATCTTCATTATCTTCGACTTCGTCATCTCTTTCTGACTCCTGGACTTCTGTGTTTTTACTCACTTCTTCTGTTTCAGCTGAGTCATTTGCTCCGCCAGTAGCTATCAAGATAACAAAAACTAACACGATCCCAGCCAAGATAATTACTCTTGTACTCTGTTTAGTATTTTTAAACCGTTCCCACATTGAAATAACCTCCTGTAGTTAACTCCTGATATATTTTAGGGAAAGCGGTCAGGAATCCGCCTTTCGGATTGGGTAATTAATCCAACCCTATCCCTATATCATTATGACTCAATTGGGAATGTTATGCAATAGAATGGTGCCAGGCTTTCCACACCCGACACCTAGATGTTTAATAAATAATACTGACTTGTATAATTTTACCTACTACCATTATCTCTTTTCTGTATTGACATTACAATGGCGTACCTGTGACACCTATCTCTATTCAATCATTTTCACACTATCAATGCCAAACATCAACGCTGACAAGGTTTCGCAGGCTCTATTGATATCCCTGTAAACAGTTCGAGTATCCACGCTGTGACATTCTGCGATCTTTTCAGCTGTCTTTTTATCATCCGATATATACATTTTGTGGATGATGTCATACCTTCTTTGCTCTTCTTGTTTACTTGATTGGGTACCCATGATTCTGTATACTTCCAGCATTTGATCTATGAAATTCACCATTTCCAAAGTTCGCCTTTTACTTCTCTTGATGGATTCTACAATCTGTTCATCATCTTCTATAATCGCTAAAACTTCGTCTCTTGTTTCGTAATACTCCAGTTCTAACTTTACATCCTTGCAATGAATTTTAAACGTTCTGTATTTCCTAAGAAGCAGTTTGATATTTCTCAAGCGCCTATCAGATCGTTCCTTTTGATAGTTTCTTACATGTTCCTTATGCGCTTCTAACGCCTTTTGCGAAGCTATCTCGGTTATAAACTTTAATTGTTTTTCTGTAATATGCATAAACGTTAAGCCCCCTTATATTTCTCTATTCGTGCTTTGACGGCTTCCATCAAATCGTCTTGACTGTCTGATTTGTTTTGCAGCGACTTCATAACCTTTTCATCTACGGAATCTTTTACAACCAAGTGGTGTACATCTACCCGTTGCTTTTGCCCCTGTCTATCCAGTCTGGCATTGGCTTGTTGGTAAAGCTCAAGGCTCCAACTTAGCCCAAACCATACAATGGTGTTTCCGCCATCTTGCATGTTCAGCCCATGTCCTGCAGAAGCTGGGTGTGTAAGTAATATTGGTATTTCACCTTTATTCCACTTCTTAAAATCCTCATCTGTTTCCAGTTTGACTGCATCTTTATATCTTTCTTGCAACCTTGCTAAATCATGCTTGAAGGCATAAAACACTAATACTGGCTTTCCGTTAGACGCTTCTACGATCTCGTCCAGAACTTCTAATTTTTCATCATGAACGTGCTGTACGTCCCCGTTTTCATCGTAAATAGCACCATTTGCCAACTGCAGGAGTTTATTACTTAAAACGGCTGCTGTATCTGCTACAACGTCACTGTCTGTAAACGGCAATAGTAATTCCTTTTCCAGCTGTTCATACTTTTTCCTTTTTGCTGGAGTCAGGTCAACCTCTACTGTATGGTTTTTACGTCCTGGCAATATCAGATGATCTGCAGAAACCATACTTACACAAATATCCGATATTTTTTCATATATCCTGTCTTTGGCTTCTTTTTTAGGGATCCATTCATACACAACATGCTTACTTGGATCTCCTGCACCTGGAACAAAATAACGTTCCCTAAATCCAGTAACTGTTTTACCTAAACGCTCACCTTGATCTAACAGATAGAGTTGTGGCCATAAATCTATCAATCCATTAGGTGCAGGTGTACCGGTCAGTCCGACTACTCTATTTATAAACGGTCTGACCTTGCGTAAAGCTCGGAACCGTTTTGCCTGTGTTGATTTAAAACTGGAAAGCTCGTCTATCACAACCATGTCGAATGGCCATTCTTTAGATTTAAAGTAATCGACTAACCAAACAACGTTCTCCCGATTGACAATATAAATATCAGCTTGTGCTCCAACGCCCCGGATCCGATCTTGCTTACTTCCCAATATCTTTGAAACTCTTAAATATTTGGTGTGGTCCCACTTTTCTATTTCATCGGACCAGGTATATTTTGCAACCCGTAAAGGTGCAATAATTAAAACACGTTGCACTTCAAAATAATCATGCATTAATTCTGAAATAGCCGTAAGTGTGGATACGGTTTTTCCTTAACCGAGACCCATATCCAGGAATAGTCCCGACTCGGGTTTATCTACAACCATTTGAATCGCATGTTTTTGATACTCATGTGGAATGAATCTCATTTGGCATCACCTCTTTTAAAACGACCATCATGGCTCCTATGCCATTCTAAATGTTCAGCCTGTGACGCAAACACCATCAAGATATCAGGATCATAGTTCAATATATTCCCATCGATGTGATGCACTACTTCCTTAGGCTTTAACGATCTTCCTAGTTTCTGTTCTGCTACTACCCTATGTGCATGTCTCCCGTGTATTTTTGGGTATGCTTTCCCTTCACCTTTACCTAGATGTTTTTGACGAATAGCCCATCTTGTAGAATCATTCATTCTTGAAGGGTTAAGCTTTTTATTCAATTCAGTTAGATGACCTGCATTAAAATTCCTTTGATACCCTTCAGGATTCAAGATCTTTGTCCTGTGGGTGTTCATGCATTTTCGGCTACAAAAATTCCTTTCTTTTTTCACCTGGGATGGGTATCTCAAAATCTTACTCCTGCACCAGCTGCACGTAATCTCTATTTTCGACAATCTATCACCTCTTTTATAAAAATATCTATCTGATCTATCGAATCTATAACTTTTACTTGGAATCCTAGTTTTTCTAAATCCCTTTTTCTTTTCAGTTGTAGAGGCCTTGGCTTTTCTCCTGGCTTTTTCATTTCGACAAAATAGGCTCTGCCTTTTGGCATTAAAATTAATCGGTCTGGCATCCCACTTTTAGTTGAATTAAATTTCAAAGCTTCCCCGCCTATTTTTTCTATTTCACGGACAAGTCTTTTTTCTAAATCCTTCTCGAAAATTACAATCACCCTTTATGGAAAATAATGTAAGGGAACAGAAGGAACAGAAGGAACAGAATTTCCCTATATATGTGTATACGCGTGTTAGGCGTTCACAGGCGTACTACGCACTCCCTATTCTATATATTTAATTTAACAGTAAGTTTCTGTTCCTTCTGTTCCCTACCCCTGTCAAATCCTTGCGGTGTATGGGTTTAGGCAGGGCACAGAATCGTAAAAACCCTGTTCCTTCTGTTCCTTCTTGTTCCTTTCGTAAAAATGACAGGGAACAGACTTGTTCCTTCAAATTTCACCTAATTTTATCCATTTTCTCGAACGTAAGCTCGTTGTCTTCCATACATTTTTCCAAAATTTAGGGCTGAACCTTTATGCGGAATCCATCCAGGCATGACTCTTAAAATGTCATTTATGTTCCTTGCATCTATCGGTTTAAAGTTTTTTGGATCTCCGTTCATAAGCTCGACCCATATTTCTAGTGCGCACACTCTGACTCTATCAACGGATCCAGCTTCCTCCCCAAATTCACCGTCTAGGAATAGTTTTCTGGCACCTAAATCTCTATCATCCCAGTCTGCAGGTAGTTTCTTTTCTAGGAATCTCTGAATCAAACCAAACATTGGATTCTCTTCACTATGCAGCTCCTGTACCTTTTGCGCTTCTGCTTCTATCGTTCCCTTCAAATAAAGCTCCTCGCCATCGTTCCAGCTTGCAACGGCTTCCGCCCAAATCTGGTTGATTTCTTCTTTGGTTAAATCCGTCCAAATGCTTTTTTTCCGCTCAACTTCACCGACTTCAACAGGCCAAAACCTTCTATTTCCTGTTCTATCTTTCAAAAATTCACGGTCATTTGTTGTACCAATAAAGATACATTGCCTTGGAAATACTGATACTTGACGACCGTATGCAACGCGGAATATGTCCTCTCGTTTGGACAAGAAATGTTTAATGGCTTCCGTATCTGCCTTACGCGTTGCAGTCAATTCACCCATTTCAATGAGCCATACACCCTGCAATTGCTCATAAGCTTCCTTACCTTGCACTGTACTCAGTGAGTCGGAAAACCACTCACCACTTAACTTATTCAGTATCAAACTTTTACCAATACCTTGAGGTCCGTACAGTGTCAACATGTAATCAAACTTAATGCCGGGAACCATAATTCTTGCAACTGCTGCAGTTAAAGCTTTACGGGTAACTGCCCTTACATAATCGCTATCCTCAGCGCCCAGGTAGTCAACAAGAAGCGTATCCAGTCTTTTCACCCCGTCCCACTCCAAATCCTTCAGATAGTCCCTTACCGGGTGGTACCGGTGACGCTTCATTACTACCCCGATTGCGTCACGTACCTTGCCCGGACTGTCTATGTCGTACACATTTTCAAGGTAGTGGAATAATGCCGCTTCGTCTTCATCACCCCACAGATCACCTGCTTTTGCATTTTCCCAAGGTAATTCATCTATGATTGTAGGTCTGTGTGAAAACTCGTTGTACACGATTCTTCCTTTCAAATTGCTGTCATTCTCTAAAACAAGCAACGCGTTATTTCTAGTAGAAAGTATCTTGCCTGTTTTCTGATGCCTGTCTAATTCACGGAGCCAGCTTCTGTCATCTTCAACTGGATCAAACTCAATGCCTGCCTCTTCCAGGCGTTCTTCTCCCATGACCTGCTTTACATGATCATCTTTCCCTGCAAATTCAGTCATGGCTTGATTAGAAGGCAGTCTGTTAACTGGCGTATCTTCCTTAGCTTCATCGTCACGTACCCCAAACTTATGCAACCGCACCAGGTCAAAACTGTTTACTAACTGACCGCCTGCCGGATCCGTACCATGATGGCTGTAAGCAAACTTTTCACCTTCATATAAGACTAAACCGCCACTTGTTGAACCCTCTATATAAGAGTACCTGCCGTCATCTTCTTTGCGGTAAACGTCACTCAAGAACGTTTCAATAACTTCCGGGATGTTGTATGTTCGGTTAAACGCTCCGATTAATCCGGGCTTCTCATGTGGATCTCCTTGCCTGTCTGCCATCCGTTGCCTTGACTGTTGCACCCTGGAAGACTCAGGCCAGTAAGAAGGATCTGTCCAGTCCGGGTATCTTGCTAAAACATCATCCGGATCCAGCCATTCCGCATCCTGCTGTTCAAAGATAAAATCCCCGTCTTGTGCAGTTGATGGCCAGTACATTAAACGGTGTGGCTGATAGGTTGTATCATCGAAAAAATCAATCCCTATGTCTGCAGCAAGCCGTCTGCTGATCGCTTGGTATTCATCTGGTGTGATCGGTCTATTTAACGGAATCACAAGCCGTATACGTGGATTCTCGGGACTGTGTGAATGTGTTGAATAAATCGCACAAGCAAAGTCGAACATCATCTCTACACTTGTCCAAAAGTCACCTTTGATAAAGTCTGCATCTAATGTGATTAACTGCCTCCAAACAACAGCTTCTGTCTTCCTGCGACCGCCTTTAAGCGTTCCACCTACAAAGCCCCCAACGTCTTTAGTATCGTCCTGCTGGCTCTTTGAGGATTTCCTGTACTCTTCATAAGTTTCTGCTGTTCTTGTTGTGTTAGAAAGACGCTTGGCCAAGTCAGACCAAAGCATCTCTCTGTTCTTCCACGTTGTCTCTTTCCGACTCCTGCCCGTTGCTATCGTAAAGGAGCCATCATATTCAATTTTTGTCTGATTTTGTTTAATGCCCAACTTGACCACCGCTTTCTATGAATCTATAAGAGCTTTTCGTGCTAATTCTCCGCCATCTTCCATAACTTTTGATTTTTTAAACCCTGTATCCTCGAAAGAGCAAAATTCCTGATCATGATTTTCCCCATCCGCATAAAACCTCAAAGTCTTTTTATAACGCTTATTTTCAGCTTCAATCCTCAAATAATCCTTTTCTACTTTCTCAAGATAGGTTAATTCTTTCACTCCCATTCACTCTCCTTGAGTGTCTTATCCGTTATCCCCCATAATTCCACTAAGTCCGGATGTTTTGCCGTAATAGACCTTACATCCTCCAAAGCCTGCTTGTAGCATTGGTTTTCTTCCTGCAACGTTTCAATTCGATCAATTTGATGGCTGCGGTTAAAAATTGAACCCGTGTTTTCGTATTTCATTTCAAATACTCTTACTTGTTCCTCCAATTCCTCCACGCGCGCGATGAGCCAGTAAGGGTGAGTATCCTTATGCAATATATGCCCATAACCGTAAGCTCGCTTTATCTCCTGCAACCGTTCATGCATCAGAATCACCCTCCATCTCGTAATCATGCAAAATATCTCGAACAACAGTGTAAAAATCAGATGCATCCGATTGGTTGCCATTGTTTTCAATATCAATCCACGATTCTTTAATTTGCTGGAATGTTTCTGCTTGTTCGATAAGATAATTAAAATCTTTTTCATAAATAACCAGTTCCTTACCTTTTGGTAGTGGAATAATACTGTTATGAGGGTGCGTATCCCCTTTTATCTCTTCCAATCTACTCAACAGCTTCACTCTCCTGTTCTGCATTCTCCTTCATAAGCTTTTGGCTTAGAATAGCGTGACTATCATGTAAGTATGCATTTTCTTCTTGCAGAGCTTCGATTTTAGAATGTTGCTGTTCAATTTTAATCTGCTGCCTCTCCATTACATCTGTCGCTTTTCTATTCGCGGTGTAAGTGAATGTAATGGCGAGAACAACGAAAGTAATTAATATTATCCAATGTATTTTATCTTTCAACCTTTACCCCTCCTTGCATCCGCTAACGGCACCAGGATCGACAACTGACATTAGTTTATATCCACCCTTCTGTAGCGCTTCTGCTTTCTTTTTGGTATCTGTTTTGATCTCTTTTCCTTCTTTCCGTAGCAAGTACCACATTACTTATTACCTCCTTTTTCAGTACGTTTCTATGTCAATTAGATATGCTCACTTAATTCTTTCATGGATTTAGGGAACCTATTCTCTGCCAATTCCAGTACAGCTTTTGCATATTCCTGTATTTCAAATTGACTGTCTGCTGCTATGCGCTGACTGACAAAATGAGCGACCGACTGCAGGCTTGCTGTCCAGTAATATCTG